AGTACTTGAGGAAGGTAAAATTGCAGAGGTAAAGAAAGAAGAGCCTAAGATCGAAGTAGAGATTGAGGCTGCTGCTGAAGTACCTGCTGAAGAAGATCCGAAAAAGGATGAAGCAATGGCTAAGGTTGAGCAAGCCATGGGTGACCTTGAAAAAAAGGTAGAAGAGTTAACTGCTAAGGTAAAGGCAATGGAAGAGAAAGCAGAAGAAGTAAAGGAAGCGGTAAAGATGTCCGCAGTAGTCCTTGAGTCTTTGGCAAAAGAACCAAGTGATAAAGCAATCACAGCCCCTAACCAATTTGCAAAGCAGTTGAAAGTAGAAAAAGATCAAAGGTATAGCAACCTACAAAACGCATTTCAAAAATTAAAACAAAAATAAAATGGCTTTAGATTTATCAGCATTAACGAACTACGTTAAAGAAAATGAATTGCAGTTGACTTCTGCTGCAATTTTCTCAGCAAAAACTGCCTCTTTGATTGAGGCACTAGGTAATGTCCAGGTGGGTGTCAAATCCGCTGAGACTATCAACATCATGACTACTGACGCTGTATTCCAGGCAGGCGGTACTTGCGGATTTAACTCTTCAGGAACTACCACTATCACTCAGCGTACTATCACAGTAGGTAAAATCAAAATTCAGGAAAGCATCTGCCCTAAGGCATTCGAGGCTAAGTACACTCAGAAGGCTTTGAGAGAAGGTTCTACCTATGACTACATGGCATACGCTGCTGAATACTCTGCACAGAAAGTACAGAGAATCGGTGCTGCTTTGGAAACTGCTATCTGGCAGGGTGATACAGCATCTGAGAATGCTCAATTGAACAAGTTCATGGGCTTTGGTACTATCATCAATGCTCTTGGCTTCGGTGGTGCAGGTGATCCTATCAATGGAAACTCTGCTCAGGTAACTACCTTGACTACCTCTACTGTGATTGCTGCTGTTGACGCGGTATTCGCTGCCCTTCCTGCTGCCCTTTTGGACAAGGACGATGTGGTTATCTTCTGCGGTAATGATACTTTCAGAGAGTATGTTCTTGCTTTGAGAAATGCTAACCTATTCCACTACCCTGTAGATGCTGCCAACATGGAGTTGGTAATCCCAGGCACAAACGTGAAGTTGATCGGTGTTAACGGATTGAATGGAACTGACTACCTTGTAGGTCTTTCTATGAGCAATATGTATCTAGGTACTGACCTTCTAGGAGAGCAAGAAAGATTCGAATTGTTCTATGCAAAAGAGGCGGACGAAATGAGATTCGTAGTTGAGTTCAAACTAGGATGTCAACTTGCCTTCCCTGATGAAGTAGTATTCTGGAAGAAGTACGTTGCTCCTTAATTCAAATCACGGGTAGGGGATTCACCCCTACCCTATTTTACTAATCTTTAAAAAAATAAAATATGGCTTGCGCATTAACTCAGAACTATACCCTTGACTGCAAAGATTCTATCGGTGGTTTGAAGGCAGTATGGTTTGCAGCCGTAGAAGATATTGCATCATGGACAGGTACTGCCGGAACTTACACCGGTGTTACAATGGATAGCGGTAAATATTTCTGGAAGTATGAACTCGTGAAAGAGTCTTCTAACTTTGCAGAGGCCGTGAATACCAACGTTCAGAATGGCACTGTATTCTACGCTCAGACCTTGGAGATCATCCTAAATAAATTGCAAGTGAACACTCGTAATGAGATCCTTCTACTTGCTAAGAATAGACTAGTAGCCCTTGTTCAGGACAATAACGGAAAGACTTGGGTACTAGGTGAAGTGAACGGACTTGATTTGACAGGTGGCGGTTCAGGATCAGGTACTGCATTTGGTGATCGAAATGGCTACACCTTGACATTCACAGGAAACGAGAAAGAACTTGCTGCCCTATTTACTGGCACTCCTCCTGTAGATTAATATTTGGTTTGTTGTTTAGATGTGAAAGCGCCTCCATTTTGGGGGCGTTTTTTTTGTGTACACAATTCTAGTTTTTTCTATTTATAGGTATGGTGATAATTGAGAAGGGTGCAAATAGCGTGATCTATATAGCCCTATTTGATAAACGAGAAACGAGCAGCAATTCCTATACCTTTCTATTTCAGCATGAAGTAACAAAGGAGGAAGTGACTTTAAACCTAACCGATGTGAGTGATTTCAAAGATAGATACTCAGAATTCGAAATTAGTGAAGCATCCTTTACAAGTAGCACAGTAGGCTTTTGGCGTTACTATGTTACCCAAACGGGAAGCGGTGCGGATGTTATTGCCACAGGTAAAATGGAGTTAACTGCACCTAATCTTTCTACTACAGGAGTGGTAAGATACAACGGATATAATGGTACTTACAAGACCTATACAACAGCATGATAAAATTATTCAAGTTTGACCAAGTGCCTCTGCCCGTTTACAAAGAAGTAAAAGGGAAAGAATACGTTTACTATGGGGAAAAGAATGACTACCCTAACTACCTTCTAAGGATCTACAACAATAGCGCAAAGAATAACGCTATCATTACAGGCAAGGTAGACTACATCTGCGGCAATGGGTGGACTGTCAAGGCTGAAGATGAAATGCAGAAGGCGAAGGCATTCGGCTTGATTGATCGAATCAATACCAAGGAAGAAAGCCTAAACGAGTTGACAAAAAAACTTGTTACAGATTTATCTATTTTTGGAGGCTACTATCTTCAGGTAATCTGGACAAAAGGCACCGGAGAAATTGCAGAACTTTACCATGTCGACTACTACAAGGTAAGAACCAACCTAGACAATAGCGAATTCTACGTTTCAGACAATTGGATCAAGAATGACAACGTCAATCCAAGACCTGATTTTGAGACCTATCCTGCATTCGATCCTAATAACACCACAGGCACACAGATCCTGTACTTTAAAGAATACAGAGCAGGGGCAAATACCTACTCTCTACCTGACTACAGAGGGGCTATTTCCTACATTGAACTAGACATCTCAATCGGGGAATACCATTTGAACACGATTAATAACGGAATGTTCTCAAGTAAGTTAATCAACTTGAATGGAGGTAAGGTAAGCCAGGAGGAAGAGGATAGAATCGAGAGACAATTCAAGGATAAATTCTCAGGATCAAAGAACGCAGGTAAATTCATGCTTGCTTTCAATGATAGCAAAGAGAATGAGCCTTCAATAGTAGACCTTTCTGGTACTGAATTAGACAAGCATTTTGACCTACTAAATAAGACTGTTCAGCAGGAGATTTTTACAGGTCATAAGGTGACTAGCCCTATGCTTTTCGGGGTAAAAACAGAAGGGCAACTAGGCGGAAGAGCAGAACTTCGGGAAGCATCTGAACTATTTCAAAACACCTATGTAAACGCAAAGCAGCAAAGCCTTGAAGAGGTGGTAAACTACCTTTTGAAATTCAATGACATAGTAGCCGAACTTGAGATCAAGAAAACTGAGCCTATTGCTTTCCAATTTAGCGAGCAGATTATCAGCACCAACATGACTCAGGATGAGATCCGTGAAAAGTTGGGACTTGCTCCAATCGAGAAGAAAGAAAGCCAAGGCGCACAGGATATCATCAACTCTTTGAATAGCCTTTCACCATTGATTGCTACTAAGGTAGTTGAGTCTATGGATGTGAATGAATTGAGAGGCTTGATTGGTCTACCTATTAAGACCGAGATCGTGACTCCTGAGAATATAGGTCAAGAACCTGCTGCTGCTTTCTCTGATCACCTACACCTTGAGTGCAGTATCTCAGAACATGATGCAGACATCCTAAAAAAGTTTGAAGGCAAAGGGGTATCTAAGGATAAATTCAAGGTCATTGAATCTTCAAAGATGCACTTCTCAAGCATGGAAGATTTCATTAAGCAGGATCTATTTGCTGAGTATCAATTGAATGAGGTACAGAAGAAGATTATCACTCAGATTCAAAGAAATGATGCGGTGACTATCCCACAAATAGCAAAGGCTGTAGGGATTGATGAGGCATCCGTGATATCAAGAATCAATACCTTGATAGATGACCAGGTGCTAGTAGAAAAGATCTCAAGAGAAGGCTTGATTACTAGATCGGTAACCCGTACAGGAGAAGCGGCTATCAAAAGACTTGAGCCTGTAACTTCCTTTAAGGTGCTTTATTCATACGAGTTAAGACCTAACATTCCAGACCTAAAAGAAGGGTCTCAATCAAGACCTTTGTGTGCAGAATTAATCAAAAGAAATTTATTCTTTACAAGGGAAGAAATTCAAAACTTATCCAATCAGTTAGGCTATTCGGTATTTCAACTTTGTGGTGGATGGTATACAAGACCTGGCACAAACATAAGAACACCTTATTGCCGTCATGAGTGGAAAAGAAATGTAGTAGTAGAAAAGACATCATAATGAGCGCAAATGTTTTAATGATATCGGAACAATCCTTCAAGGATTTCACGGTAGCCTCC